GATTGGTAATGATCTATCTCAAGCTGATAGAATAAGATCAGCATGTGACATAGTAAATACAGATTATATCTTGTGGCTACAAGATGATTACTTTTTTAGAAAAACAATTAATAAGCGTTCGTTTGAAAATTATTTCTCTTTGATACAGGAATTAGATATTGATAGGTTTGGCATTCATGAAGATAGTACATTTTATAATAAGTCTTTACTATCAAACTCAGTATATAAAAAATCTCAAGACACCTTATACTCTATATCTATGCAAGCATCTATTTGGAAAAAAAGTTTTCTAAAATATTGCACATTTAACTATAATAATATTTGGGAGATGGAAGTTGATGGAAGTCAAGTATTAAATAACACCATCACACATAAAATTTATTTTGATAAACAAGATCCACCTTGGTATTTAGAAGCAATGAGAAAAGGACAATATACTAGTTGGTATTATGATATTATAAGGGAAGAAAAACTATGAACGCTATTATTTTTGGAGTGACGGGACAAGATGGTAGTCATTTAGCTGATCTATTGCTGGATAAAGATTATGAAGTTATTGGCGTCAAAAGAAGATCTAGCACCGATAATACGAAAAGAATAGCCCACATCAAATCTAGCAAGTTCGAACTTGTGGAGGGCGATATTACAGATTCATATAGCGTTTTGAAAATTCTTAAGAATAACGCGCATGTAGATGAAATCTATAATCTTTCGGCCCAATCGCATGTAGGCACTTCTTTTGAGCAACCCGCCTTGACTTGGGATGTTACCGCCAAGGGATGCCTAAATATCTTACAAAGTATTGTCGATTTAGGTCTATTTTCTTCCAGATTTTATCAAGCCTCTTCTAGCGAAATGTTTGGTAGTTCTTATAGTGTTGATAATAATGGTAATAAATTCCAAGACGAAGACACCAAGTTTTTACCACAATCCCCATATGCTGTAGCAAAATGCGCCGCTCATTACACAGTTAGGCTTTTTAGAGAAGCTTATAAGCTACATGCTAGTTCCGGTATATTATTTAACCATGAAGGACCAAGGCGTGGCGATAACTTTGTAACCAAAAAAATAATCAATTGGATAGTTGATTTTAAGCACTGGCTAAACTGTAACGATCTTAAATTAGAATATTTGTGCTACTCAGAGGATACGATCTATGGGCTAAAAGATATGTCTTTTCCTAAGTTAAGACTAGGCAATATAGACGCTTATAGAGATTGGGGATATGCTGGCGATTATGTTGAAGCAATGTGGTTAATGCTTCAGCAAGAATATGCCGATGACTACGTAATATGTACTGAAAAAACTAATAGTGTTCGCGATTTCTTAAATCTCGCATTTGATTATGTAGATTTAAAGGATTGGGAGAAATTTATAACAATAGATCCAAAATTTTACAGACCAGCAGAAGTTGACTTCTTGAAGGGTAGCTGCAAAAAAGCAAAAGATAAGCTCGGATGGACACCAAAATACGATTTATATAAATTGGTTAATTTAATGGTAAATACAGAGCTAAATGATAAATTTCAGAGTCATGCTAGATATATCTAGTATATATAAAGAAATACGCCACTTAAAGTTGAAGACTTATAATAGTCCTTTTCCTATGGTTTTCGTATCCGCCCAAGACCCAGATGATGCCTGTCATATGTGTATAAGTGAGTTAATTAAAATAATTATGGATCAAGATGCATCTATTAAAATGCGTATAATATGTAAAAAGCTACGTAGAGTAGCTAAAATAGATAAAGTATATATACTAAGCTAACTATGAGAAGAAATTACGACGATCCACAATACGAAGACTTTAGAAAAGAAGTGCTTAATAGAGATAAGCGATCATGCAAAATGCCGGGATGTGGGTCAAAGAAAAATCTTCACGTTCACCATATAAGGACTTGGGCAAGGGCAGCATCATTAAGATATGATCCATCAAACGGAATAACGCTTTGTAAAAATTGTCATAAATCTATTACAGGTCAAGAATCACACTACGAATCGCTATTTTTAGAAATTATCCATGACCTATAAACAAGCACCTACCTTTACTGTGATAAAGGACACAAGAGAACAAGAAGGATATTTCTTTAGTGCGTTTAATACATGCGCTGGCATGATAGAGCAAAAGCTTGATACCGGTGACTATACCATACAAGGCTTCGAAGATAAAATATGCATAGAAAGAAAAGGGTGCGTCGAAGAATTAGCAGTAAATCTTGGTCAAAAGAAACATGCATTTCTAAATGAGATAGAGCGCATGAAAGACTTCCCACACAAATTTCTTATATTAGAGTTTTCTCTTGAGGATTTAGTTAAATTCCCAGACGAAACAAGAATACCAATTAAAAATAAAACATCTCTCAAAATTACCGGAAAGTATATGTTAAAATGTCTATTTGAATTTCAACTGTATAACGATATTCATATTTTGTTTTGTGGTAATAAATACAACGCATTTTTAGCAGTTAGCAGCATACTGAAAAGAATTAATGAAATGTACACGATAGGGAGAAAAAAGTGATGGCAGAACAACCAGAACTACTAAAAGACTTCCATGATTATGGGGCTAATATAGCTACCAGAGAAATATTTTTGCACAATCATTATCACACAGAGGACAATCAAAATCCCGGTGTCGAATATAGAATGTCTAATACGTTTATTAAAAATCTTAGAGCGTTGGATATGAAGAGTGATCAACCTATAACTATTCACATGCAAAGCGTTGGAGGAGAATGGACAGATGGAATGGCTATTTATGACGCAATAAGCATGTCTAGATCATATGTGACTATTATAGCATACGCACAAGCATCTTCTATGAGTAGCATTATTTTACAAGCAGCAGACTACCGGACTATTACGCAAAACTCTCATTTTATGTGCCACTATGGTTCATCGGATATTAATATGGATTATCTAAGCGCAATGAATTATGCAGACTATGAAAGAAAAATATGCGATGTAATGTTTAATATTTATGCTAAACGCTGTGTAAATGGAAAATTCTTTTATGAAAAATTTGGGAAAAAACCTAGCGATAAACAAGTCAAGCAGTTCTTAATTAGAAAATTAAAATCTGGTGATTGGTATATGGACGCAGATGAGGCTGTATACTATGGCTTTGCTGACAAAATCTTAACAGATTGGCATTTTAGTTCATGAAGTCTCTTAAAAAGATAGATGAAGCTTGGCTGGGCTTGGATGTAATAGATACTGATCTATTCAATCCTATGTCCTTTCTCTATGGTGCTGACGATGACTTTCATCTTAGACTATCTTGGCTTATGAGTAGGCCAGAGTACTTATCTTTTACAGCCAATTGTTTATTAAACACTCAATTGTTGCCATCCCAAGCGTTGATCATAGACGAGCTTTGGAACAGAAAATTTCCACTACTAATTGCTAGTCGAGGCTTTGGCAAATCATTCCAGTTAGCCCTATATTCTATATTACGCGCTCTGATTTTACCAAGGCGTAAGATCGTAATAGTTGGCGCTGCGTTTAGACAAAGCAAAGTGGTATTTGAATATATGGAAACATTGTGGCGAAATGCCCCTATGTTAAGAGATATATGCGACTCTAATAGTGGGCCTACTAGAGATGTTGACAGATGCACAATGAGAATAAACGAAAGCGTAATAACATGCTTACCGCTTGGCGATGGTCAAAAAATTAGAGGTCAACGCGCTAACGATATTATTGCTGACGAGTTCGCGTCTATACCAAGAGATATTTTTGAAAATGTTGTTGCGGGTTTCGCAGCAGTAAGCGCAGACCCAATCCAAAACGTTAAAAGATTAGCAGCACAAAAAAAGGCCAAAGAGCTTGGAATAGAAATTCTACCAGAGGATTCTCCCGTAGACCAAAAAGATAATCAGATCATTCTCTCTGGCACAGCTTACTATGATTTTAATCATTTTGCTACATATTGGAAAAAGTGGAAATCTATTATCAAAAGTAAAGGTAACTTATCAAAACTAAAGGAAGTATTTAATGGTGAAGATCCTCCAGAGAATTTTGATTGGACTCAGTACTCCATTATCAGAATGCCCTATGAACTATTACCAGCTGGGTTTATGGACGCTGATCAAGTAGCTAGATCCAAAGCTACTGTACATGCTGGTATTTATCAGATGGAATATGGCGCATGTTTTACAAGAGATAGCCAAGGGTTCTTTAAAAGATCTCTCATCGAATCTTGCGTAATATCTAATGATCATGAAATCAAAGATTCATCTGGCAATCCCATTAATTTTGAAGCTACTCTGATTGGTGACCCAAATAAACGATATATATTTGGCGTTGACCCAGCTTCTGAAGTAGATAACTTTAGTATAATTGTTCTTGAGGTTAATCCAGACCATAGAAGAATAGTTCATTGTTGGACAACAACAAGATCAGAACATAAAGAAAAAATAAAAAAAGGGTACTCTAATGAAACAGATTTCTATTCGTATTGCGCTAGAAAGATTAGAGATCTAATGTTGCTATTCCCATGCGTACATATTGCTATCGATGCTCAAGGTGGCGGCGTTGCCGTGATGGAATCATTGCATGATCAAGATAAGATAAAAGAAGGTGAATTGCCACTATGGCCCACTATAGAAGACAATAAGCCCAAAGACACGGATGGAGAAAGAGGCTTACATATTTTGCAGATGTGTCAATTTGCTAAACATGAGTGGCTAGCAGAAGCAAATCACGGAATGAGAAAAGACTTTGAGGATAAGGTGCTATTGTTTCCCTTTTTTGATGCCATTTCAATTGGATTATCCACCTCAGAAGATAATCTAAAAAATAGAATATATGATACTCTAGAAGAATGCGTTTTAGAAATTGAAGAACTAAAAGACGAATTAGCTATGATACAAATGACACAAACAACTAGCGGTAGAGATAGATGGGATACTCCAGAAGTTATTGTTGGAACTGGTCGCAAAAGCAAGATGAGAAAAGATAGATATTCCGCACTTTTAATGGCTAATATGGCGGCTAGAGTATTGCAGCGTACTCCAACCCAAGAAGCCTATAACTTTTATGGTGGCTTTGCTACAGGTGGACATTCTTCAAAAAGCGCCTCTGAAAAAATGTATTCTGGTCCCAGCTGGTTTACTGACAGCATGAAAGATGTGTATTAAGATTATAGTAATCAGATTACAATCCAATTGAGGAAAAAATGAACAACGAAAATATGATTAGCTGGTCAGAAGACAATCCACAAAGCAAAACAGACGCTCTGCTACAGTTTTCTGAGAATGTGAATGACTATACCGGTTTATCAAAAACCCAAGGAAGCGCATACAGGCATTTCATAGATCTTGAACCAAATCGTTCAGTTAGACCTCAATTTACACAGAATGATTATTATGCATTCAGACCGCACGAAGCTGTCCCAAGCCAGCAAAGACGAGCGATTAAGATGTGCATTGACGCATACGATAAAGTTGGTATTATTAGAAATATCGTTGATCTTATGGGTGATTTTGGTAGTCAGGGTATTCAGATAGTTCACCAAGATAAAAGTGTTGAAAAATTTTATCAACAATGGTTCAAAAGCATAAACGGTAAAGAGCGATCAGAAAGATTTTTAAATAATCTATACAAAACCGGTAATGTAATCATCTATCGCAGTTACGCAAAAATAACACCAAAACTAAATAAGTATATGAAGTCGCTAGCTAGCGATATCAAGGTCGAAGTTCCTAATATGACCGCTAATTTGATTCCTTGGAGGTACAGCTTTTTTAATCCACTCACCGTTAAAATGAAAGATGGTCAATTATCGATCTTCATGGGCAGTCCAGCCTATGCTATAAACTTAGGAACATTTTTTGATAGGTTCACAGATGGCGACGTTCCAATCAATGTTATAAATAGCTTACCGGATAACGTAAAACAAGCCCTAAAGAGTGGACAAAAAGAGGTTCCGTTAGATTTGGATAGACTAAGCGTTTTTCATTATAAGAAGGACGATTGGCAACAATGGGCCAATCCCATGATCTATGCTATTCTAGACGATATTATCATGCTAGAAAAGATGAGACTAGCAGACCTATCTGCTCTAGACGGAGCTATTTCTAATATTAGACTATGGACACTTGGTAGTCTAGAACATAAGATTTTACCCAATAAGGGTGCTATAAATAAACTAAGAGATATCTTAGCTAGTAATGTTGGTGGTGGAACAATGGAACTTGTATGGGGTCCAGAATTAACATTTAAAGAATCTAATAGTGAAGTATATAAATTCTTAGGTTCTGAAAAATATACGGCTGTTCTCAATAGTATTTATGCCGGATTAGGCGTTCCTCCAACTCTTACTGGGATGGCTACCAATGGCGGTGGTTTTACAAATAACTTCATATCACTCAAAACTCTTGTAGAAAGATTACAGTACGGTAGAGATCAACTTGTAAGATTTTGGGACAAAGAAGCAGAAATCGTTCGTCAGGCTATGGGATTCAGACACAAAGCACACATCCAATTCGATCAAATGAGCCTATCGGATGAAGCCGCAGAAAAGAATCTATTAATTCAACTTGCTGATAGAGATATCATCAGTCAAGAGACACTTCTACAAAGATTTAAAGAAATTCCACAGATCGAAAAGATTAGATTACAGAGAGAAGTTGCTGACAGAGAAGATGATAAAAATCCAAATAAAGCTGGACCATATCATACTCCACAACACAAAGAAAATCTTGAGAAAATTGGTTTACAAAGTGGCAAAATGCTACCACAGGACGTTGGATTAAAAACGAGCGTTCCAAAAGATTTGCTCATGCAACCAAAGCCATCTTCTCCATTTGGCGGCGGTGGCGCAACAGCCCCAAAACCTCCCAATCCAAACGGAAGACCTCAAAACTCCACAGACACAGAGCCTAGAAAACAAAGGGTAGCCAAGCCAAAATCTCAACCCGGAGTTGCAGAGATAATGGTATGGGCCGAAGAATCATGGAACACTATCTCAAATATATTAAATAATGCTTATTTAAGTCAAAAAGACAAGAAAAACTTACGACAATTAACAAAGTCCGAAGCCGCAGACCTAGAAAATATGAAACTAGATGTGCTTACAAATTTAGAACCCTTTTCTGATATAGATGCCTCTGTAATTACATCTATTTTATCTAGCAATAAAACAATGTCAAATAAATTTAAAAAGGAATTAATATCTAGAGGAATAAATTTGGATACAATGAATATTGATAAATATAGAAGAAGTGCTATAGGCGTTTTTGTTGAACAAACGGCTTCTATCTAAGTAATATTCTCTTTTTGTGTATATTCTCTTTGAGAGGCAAGAGAGAAATATGAAAGTATATCAACAAGAAATACTAGACGGTCTATCCGAAAATATTAAGGCGCAAGCTTCTATAGCTTATTGTGCGCCAGCTTTAGTTGTTGCAGATATTGACAATGATAAAAGCTGGAATGTTTCACGAAGCACTATAGAAAAAATAAAAGCGTCTAGCAACCCAAATCAAATCGATTTATACTATATTAAATCAATTTTAGTTTCCACCGGATGGAATAAAAATGACGATGTTTTTGATGCCAATCAAACTTGGGCAGCAAGAACAACGCCAGAAGATAAACAATTTAATTTCATGCATAATGAAAACGATATAATTGGTCATATAACTGGCAGCTACGTTGTAGATAGAAACGGCGAAAAGATAGTAAGTAGTGATAGCGAACAGCCTCCATCAGAGTTCGATATCATTACAGAAGCAGTTTTATACAACAGCTGGACTAATCCAGATAACAGAGAAAGGATGAAAAAGATAATAGCAGAGATAGAAGAAGGCAAATGGTTCGTTTCTATGGAATGCCTATTTGCTGGATTTGATTATGCTGTTATCGATCAAAGTGGTAAATCAAAAGTCGTAGCTCGCAATGAAGAGTCGGCATTTTTAACTAAACACTTAAGAGCTTATGGTGGCACTGGAGAATATGAAGGCTATAAAATTGGTAGATCATTAAGAGACATTTCTTTTTCTGGTAAAGGTCTTGTATCTAAGCCAGCTAATCCAAGAAGTGTTATTCTTGATTCTAGCAAAGCTTTCTCTGTAACCGTAGAAAATAGTAGTCTTAACACTAAAGGAGAATGTGATATGTCAGATACTAATCTAGAGAAGCAGCTAGCAGATCTACAAGGTGAGTTAGTTGCTTCACAAGAAGAAACCAAAACAGCAAAGGCTGAAGTTGAAAACGTAAACAAAGACTTTGCAGAAAAGGTTTCTGTTCTTGAAAGCACACTAGCTGAAAAAGATTTAGCTCTACAAACTTCGTCAGAAAAGATTGCTTCACTTGAAGCAACACTTGCTGAAAAAGAAAAAGAACTAAGTGAAGTTTCAGCTGCCATGTACGACATGAAAAAGAAAGAAAAAGATCGTATGCGCAAAGAGAAGCTAGTTATGGCTGGCTTTGAAGAAGCAGAAGCAGACGAATCCCTTTCACTTTATGACGCTTTAAGCGATGACGCTTTCGAAGCCGTTGTTGCCGCCATGAAAAAGAAGTGGGGCGCTATGAAGGACAAAATGATGAAAGAAGAGAAGAAGGAAATGGCTTCAGAAGTTGCTGTTATTGAAACAACAGAAGCTAAAGAAGAAGTTACCGAAGAACTCTTCGAAGAAGTAAAAACAACAGAAGCCACTCTTGTAGATGCTTCTGATGTGAACGATGAATTATCAGCTACAAGAGCTAGTGTAGCAGAGTGGCTTACCCAAAACGTCTTACGTAAGTGATTTAAAATAGGAGAAAAATTATGGCCCTAAAATCAGATAGATACGAGCTTCAAACTGATATCAGTTTCTTTTATGATGCTGGTACTGCAACACGCGGTGGCGTTGTTGTGCATGACACTACAGCCGGTTCTGGCGCTGCTATGGATCAAGGTGTTAACCTTGTTAAGTATGCCGCAGTCACAGCAGCTAGTCGCCCAGTAGGTCTTCTACTAAACGACGTAGTGAACAAGGATCTAACCCGTACTCACCTCAATCAGCACAAGGATGAGGTTCAGAAGGGTGGTAAGGTTACTGTACTCCGTAAGGGCTACGTTGTAACAAATAGCATCACAGGCACACCAGCCGCTGGCGATCCAGCTTTCGCTTGCCACGTAAATGCTGGCAACGTTCGTCCAGATAGCCCCGGCAGTTCTGGTGTGCTACAGGTTGGCCGCTTCCTTTCCAGCAAGGATGAGGACGGTTATGCCAAAGTAGAAGTAAACCTACCCTGACCTATAAACTATTAAAGGAGATTTAAACATGCCAATTAATCAAAGACCTAGCGATGAGTTTATCGCTCTCCTACGTAAGTCAGGGGATGCCGATATCAATGTAGCCGCAGCTTCTCAACGTGAGTTTGCAAAGGCTCTAGAACTTCCTCTCCGTAAGGGTGTTCTAGTCGGTAATGTCCTCGGCAATATTTTCGAAACCATTGCCGTGGAACCCGGTTCGACAACAGAGTATCCTCTTGACCTCGTTTCTCCCGGCCTAGAAGGTGAGCATGTCGCTTACACCAATCCCGGCCACGGCAGAATTCCAGAGCGTTCTGTTGAGGGTGACTATGTTATGATCCCAACCTATAGTATCACATCATCGGTTGACTATCTACTTCGCTATGCCCGCGAAGCAAGATGGGATATCGTTGGTCGCGCTATGCAGGTTATGGAAGCTGGTTTCACCAAGAAGATGAATGACGATGGCTGGCACACAATTCTTGCTGCTGGCGTTGATCGTAACATCCTAGTTTATGATGCTGATGCTACTGCTGGCCTCTTCAGCAAGAGACTCGTTTCTCTCATGCAGACAGTTATGCGTCGTAATTCTGGTGGTAACAGTGCTTCAGTCGGTCGTGGCCGTCTAACCGACATGTACGTTAGCCCAGAAGCCCTAGAAGACATTCGTAACTGGGGTCTAGACCAAGTTGACGAAGTTACTCGTCGTGAAATCTACACCGCTTCTGAGAATGGCGCTCCCATTACCAGAATCTTCGGTGTGAATCTCCACGACCTTGATGAGCTTGGCGAAGGTCAAGAATATCAAAACTTCTTCACAGTGGATCTTAGTGGTGCTGTTCAAAGCCTCGACTTAGAACTTGTCGTTGGTCTTGATCAGTCGAGTAACGACAGCTTCGTAATGCCAGTTAAGCAACAGCTACAAGTGTTTGAGGATCCAACTCTACACCGTCAGCAACGCGCTGGTTACTACGGCTTTGCCGAACTCGGCTTTGGTGTTCTAGACAACAGAAGAGTCATCCTTGGCTCCTTCTAGTCTGTAATCAAAGCAAATTGTGCTTCCATTTAAGCCGCTCTCATTAGTTTGGGGGCGGCTTTTTTGTGTATAATATTGTAGATAAACACTCTCAGGACTCTAATAGGAGAAAAATATGGCCGCATTATCGGATTATTTGGAGTCAGCACTTCTAAATCATCTTTTTAGAGGAGCGTCTTTTCCAAAACCATCTTCAATTGCTATTGCTTTAACAAGCGGTATTCCACTAGATTCTAGCACTGGATCAAATTTACCAGAATTACCTTCTGGTGTTGCAAGGGGAATGAATTTTGTTTCTACCAATTATAAAAGATTAAGTCTAGGTAATCCAGCAACTAGTGGCAATACTTTTTGGAACGCGGTCGGCGTTGATGATACAACAATATTTCATCTTTATGGCACAAGCAGTTCTGGCGCAAGTGTTGGTTTAAGTGGATACTTTTATCCCTTATATTTAAACCAAACAACAGCGGCTAGCAATGATAATCTTGGCTTAACTAATCAGTATAGATTTATCCAATTTCCAAATGTAGTTTTTCACGCACCCAGAAGTCTTGTTCAATCTGGTGTAGCTCAAAATCCCGGATATACAGAATACGAAGGTAATGGGTTTATAAAGAACTCTTCGCAATTAGTATTCGATACCGCATTAACAGATTGGGGTTGGATTTCTGGAGTTGCTATCGTTGATACCAATGTCTATGGATCGGGCAATATATTAATGTATGCACAATTATCTAATCCAAGATATGTCTATACTGGCGACAACATTAAATTCGATCTTAATTCTTTAGAAATAAGTCTCAAGTAGAAAGCGAACTAGAATGATCTTAAGTAAAGACGTTCTGGTTAATAATATAGTCACAGAGATATCTGATAATTCAACTGGTCAAATATCGCCCTATGATATTCGACACAATTTATTAGATATAGTTGACTCTGTACACTTATTAACCATAGGTAAGCCATTAAACGGCTCAAACTTTGCTACTCAAGCCACAAGAACAACTAGGGTTGGCGAAGACGCTATATCTAAGATAGATCTTGCTGGATATTTTAGCATAGACAATACCGCTTTAGGCTTCTCTGCACTAAAGGCGAATTATCAGAGTATACGTAATACTGCGATTGGATCCCATGCTTTATTTTGCAATGTTTACGGCGAGCATAATGCTGCTCTTGGTTATAGTGCTTTGGGCGGTAACACCGTTGGCGTTGGTAATGTTGGATTAGGAAATTTTGCTCTTAATAATAATAAGGGTGGCAATTTCAATATTGCTATTGGTCATGGTGCTGGATATTACTTATCTAATGATACAAGCAATAAATTAGTTATAGCATCGCACCAAGTTGACTCTGATTATATTTGTGATAATCCACTTGGCTCTGGCTTAACGCCTTTGGTATATGGTGATCTATCATCTGCTATCTTTGGTATAAATACTAGAATATTGCATTCTGATGGGGCTTTACAGGTTGGTGGAAATATAGCTCCGGTAACTTCTAGTTTATACTATTTAGGCTCTAGCAACTATGCTTGGAGTAGGCTATATCTTAGTAGTGGAGTATTTTTTGATACGAATCTTTATATTGGTAAACAGAATAGTTCCAACATACAAGTACAGGGTAATGTTTTACCGCAGTCCACAACAACTTATAATCTAGGCTCTTATGATTATTTATGGCAAAATGGTTTGTTTAATAATATTTATGTTAGCGGTGTAGCGACCATAAACAGATTTGTCGCATTTGAAAATTGTTCGTATTCTTGTAAAACAATAAATCTAGCAAGTAGTGGCTCTGTTAGTTTAGATGGCGGTGGTGCAGATTCTTTATACGATTATTACGGAGAAGAAAGTCCATTCGTACATACGTGTGGCTATTTACAAGACGCTGATTTATCTGGTGCTGGCTTTAATATACAAGCTAGTGGTGCTGGATACCTTAGAACATACTCGCTATTATTTGCTCCACCAAACTCTGGACTATCTTGTTTACAAACAGATTCCCCGTACTCCAGAGCATCTTGGAATAGTAATATAAGTATTCATTTAGATTCTGGTAGACACTTAAGAACAGACAGAATTATTTTTCCATCCTCAATCAATATAGTTAATAGTTCTGGTTGCTTTGGTTTATTCTCTAGAGGTAGTGGATTATTCTTCTCAAAGAGTGAACTTGTAAGCCATTCACAATCCCCAAGTGGATATCTTGCTGGTGTTGGAGATGTAAACTTTTACGCTACATCTGGCGACTCATCAGACTATGTTATCAATTTCGCTGTTCCAGACTCTGGCGTTGTTATCAAGCAAAGATTTTTAACTGGAATTAAACGCAAAACCTTAGACGCTCTAAATAATAATCTTGATAAATTGAATGGATTTGAATTTCAATATGTTGATGATGCTAATGGTTTATTGTTTGGCCCGATTAGCGATAGACTTGTTATAGGATCATATAACAATACTTCCAAGATGGTAAATGCTCTTAGCATTATGAAAACCAATCAGTCGGAAGGACTTGTGGGCATTACTGATCTAAATCCCAACAGCGAAAATACGTTACCAGAAACAAGCCTTAATATTAGATCTTCTACAAATGCCATTGGAAGATTCACGGCGGAAAATAATGCTGCAACAAAGTCAGCAATACAATTATTAGCACAAAGCAACTGTTTGGTTGATGGCTTTGAGGCTGCATATTTTAATGGTAGTGGATTAGCAGACTTAAGCATTTATAAAGATTCTGGTAGAGAAGTCTATTCTCGTTTTTACGAAGAAGGAACTGGGGTTAATTATAGAAGAATAGGTTTCTTTAATTCTGCTTCTGGTGGTATACATATTCCTAATGATGATCATGGAATGATTTCCATAGGATCAGTGGATAATAATTATGCTAGCATTAGTATGAGAGAATACAGTCGCACAAGTAATCCACAAGCCAATATTCCAATTTATAGACCGGGACATAGACCCAACAGAGGCATTTACTTCATTTCCCCTAAGATTAGAACATTCCAAAACCACACAATGTATATGGTTGATGGTAGTGGAAATGTGCATGACCTTGTTGTAAATCGCTACGATGTTACAGATGGCAGAGGGTTGTATACGGATCCTTCTGGTAATACATTTGGTGGATTATATTGTCCAGACCGTAGAGATGATATAAACGGCGCAGAAAGAAATACGGCTATTGGTAGTGGCGCACTATTTGGTATAACAACCGGCGACGATAATACGGTTTTTGGTGTTAACTCTGGCAGAGCTATCACAACCGGAAGCAAAAATACACTTGTTGGTTCTGACGTTGCTAAAAATATAGTAACTGGGTCAAACAATATTGTAATAGGCAATAACTCTTTCAATAATACCCAATCAAGTACGTCTTACAACATTATAATAGGTAATGATAATCTTGCTAATAACAGTAGCGGCAACTACAAACTACTTATTGGAAATAGCGGCGTGGTTCTTATTGAAGGATCGCTTGGTCCAACAAATGCTGATAAATATTTGGCTATACCTAGCGGCGGTAGATTGTTAGTAAATGACTCTACAAATACTGATGCTATACAGCTAAGAGCAAACTATATAGATATTTTGGATAGAAGTGGAAATAATTATCCAGATAATACTCTTGGTTTCATGTTTCATGGAAATAACTCTGCTGAATTATTAAACTTGAATCATGCTGCTAATCCAATGACCAATTCTCCAGTTTATGCCAACCCTGCTCCACCAAGACCTCGCGCTCAATTAAATGGAGATTTACGATTAAGAGGTGCGATTAGATTTAGTGATGCAACATCATTAGATTCTGCTGAATTTTTACAAGATATAACGGTGTTACAGTCTGGAGTAAACTCTAATACAACCTTTATCAATTCTTCGTTTATAGAAGGATATGTTACTGAAATAATAAATCCACCAAACGATGCATCGTCACCCACAACTGGCGTTTTGACTTTAAAGAATCAAAATTGGCAAAATACCACACAGGTTACTCTTGTTAATAGAGATACTACGCTTTCTATTCATGCTGGAGCTTATGTGGTCGCTATTCGTGTTAATCAAGAATTTAGACCCATGTGGGTAAGCGCAAAAAACACACAATGTCAATGCTGTAGATAAGAGGAATTTTTATGGGCGATCCAAATTTTCCCTGCTTTAAACCACAAAGTCCGTTCTTAGAGTGGACAACCACAACTACAGCTACATCAACTAGTACAACTATTGAGCCAGATTACTTTATAATTCCTCCTAGTGGTACTATTTGTAAATATCAATTAATAGAAGCTAGTCAGGAGGTTGCTAATGCCATTGATTAATGATGATGTAACATACACTTGTAGTATTAGCACTCCACCATGCTCATTTACTAGACCAAGATATATCAAGGTTGCTGACATAATACTAGAAAATTTTGATATTAGGTGCGATCAATACGCAATAAGATTATCTGGTTCAGACAAAAGTTTTTTTGTGCTAGATGATTTAAAATTGTATATAAAGTCAGAAGTATTAGATTTTACTATGAGTACGAAAAGATATTCTGTATCAGTTGTGTTAATAAATTCTACAACCTCAAGTATCATTGTTACTAGAAATCATAGTGTTTGTGTTTTTCCTTGTGAATGTGTGGAAGTTTAAAATGTCTTATACTTGGAATGTTAGAGGAGCTTATCGACAGTGGAATAGCATTGCTGGGTCTAGCGATCTAAACAAACTTTTTGCAGTTTCTCAACCCCGACCATTTGTACCAAATACTGCTTATTTGGCTATTAGCATAGATGCTGGAATGAGTTGGTGGGAACGACCAATCAATAACACTATACCGGTGGTGTTTGAGTCTGTATGGAGGGACATCTGTTCTTCTAGTAATGGCGATAGGCTTGGTGCTGCTGGATATAAAATACGAGAAAATTATTCTGGATATGTATCAATGAGTAGTGATAGTGGACAATCCTGGACATCACTGACGAGTATGGAAAATGCGCATAAAATTGTAAATTCTGAAAATGGTCAAAAACTAATCGCTATATCATACTTTGAGCCGCAACGTACCGGAAGACCGGGAACGGGGTATAGAGTAAGTTTTAATTATGGTCTGAATTGGTATGCACCCGGAATGATTGAGCCACTTGCAAATGGTTTTCGCTGCGCCGCAATCTCTAAGAATGGAAATAATATAGCTATCGCTTCAGCTGCTTATGTTTATACAACGAACCAAAATCTTATATTAAATAATATATGGACTAAAGCAAATTTACCAGAAATATCCAGTTGGAGTGGAATTACATTTTTTGGAGATGGAACAAAAATATGCGTGGTGTCCCAATATTACGGCGATCAAAATGGTGGCATGATGTATATTAGTCATGATAATGGAGTTAATTGGACAAATATTTTGATACAAGGAACACCATTTGGTATTCAGCCAAGCTGGACCACTGTATCAAGCTCTAATAATGGAAGCAAACTCATCGCTGGAGCGACAGATGGAAGATTATATATTAGTCACGACTATGGACAATCTTGGGAAATAGAAGATGTTGGCTTATCATCTATTAATCAAGCTCTTATCTCAGATGACGCATCTAGAATTGCTTATATAACTGGTATTGATGGATATATCTATATCGGAACACAACCAGAACTCACCACTACTAGTACAACTATTAGTCCCACAACTAGCACTACAACAACCACAACTAGCACTACAACAACAACACTTAATCCACAGTGTGATTATAATGATCCGCCATATGTAACTACAACCACTACCCTAGACCCACAAGCAACATACATTTGCCCCTGCGGTTCTATATATTTACCGGCTGGATCTAAACATAATACAAATGGATTAAAACTAAGAGTTTATTATGGTTCAGAATATAAAGACTTAAATCTTGTTCATAATGTAGATATATCATTATCTAATGAGCAAATTTTTGTTACTACCACAGAAAAGATCGATCTCAACGAAAGCATAGATATAACTAAAATAGTCCTATACTCAAAGGACACATATAACTTAGATATTCTAAATAAAGTAAAAGTTGTAGTTAAGATATTTGATACAAAACAAGTAATTAGTCTTCAAAATTTTGGAGCATTAAATTCTATAATTAGGTCGGATAAAGATATTATCACAGGATGCTCTTCCTTAGTCATCAATGATTGCTCGTCAGATCTCTCATTCAATCTACTCAATAAAAAATTACAAGTAGAAATTTATAGTGAATGTGATATTTATGATGATGATTTTTGCTGTGAACAAGAAGAAGCAGATATGATTTTGGTAAACAGAATAGGGGCTTTGTATTCTCCTTGTTGCGGTCAGGACGGCACATCGACCACAACAACCACATCAACAACTACAACAGCCGAGCCTCCACTTGGTGTTTGTTGCGAAAGGGGAGTATTTTGGAATAATTATATGAACGATTGGGAGTTTTATGCTAATTGTTTAGGAATTATGACAGAGAGCGAATGCAATCCGGCTCAAGGCATAGAAAGCTATAGAACTTGGACAGAAGACGCTACTTGCGAAACGTGTGTTCCTCCACCTACTGGTAGTCTTTGTGAAACATTTCAATTGCCAGATACTTTTAGATCAACATTAGTTGGATTTGGTTTATTTCAAAATCAAGAAGTAGAACTAGAATTTAGCAGGGCGGGAAATACATGGAGTGCTGGTGGAACATTTCCATGCGGCAATGATGTTAGTCTTTCTATGACTTGTGATAATGAGCTACAAAAATTTACATATGATGGTTCAATAGATTGTTGTGACGAAAGTACTAAAACCGTGGCAGAACCTTCTACTTTTCCAATTATTATTCCAAACTCTAGAATAACAGCATCTATTGTTAGCTATCAATTGTGTAACAACTGTAATCAAGATTGTTTGCCACCTCCACCAGAATGTCAATCAGAAGAATTTATAGAGCAAGCTGGTGAAGATTTTTGTGAAGATTGCCAAATTGTAGAAGTAGATGAATATGGCAATATAGAAAATACAAGTTTTTCCGATCTACCAACAGGTCAACAAACGGTGGATTTTTTAGAGTCTATCGGATACGATGATTGCGAATGTTTTCCAAGACTATCTACAGATTATCCTGTTGCTACTGGTAATGGTTGCTGTAATGATCCACTCACGCCAGTTGTTCCAACCACCGCTTTTGAAATAGATTTTATTGTTCATATACCGGGTACTTTTACCGTACAAGCCACTTTTGACTCTGGTGAAGTTACTGGACTTTCTGCCTGTGTCGAATTACCAACAACTAGCACAACAACTACAACGTCACCAACTACAACTACAACGCCACCAACTACAACATCGTCAACTACACTTCCGCCATTTCCACCTTATAGTTACATAAGAGTATACGAAGATCTTCCCATACCTACAACATCATCAACCACAACAACTACAACTTTACCTCCGATCAATACGTCGTTACACCCAGACTCTCCAGTAGCAGTAATAATCGTTACCGTTCCAAACACAACAATAACTGTAAGCGTCTCACCAATCGTCCCACCAACAACAACAACGAGTACAACATCCTCAACAACATCTTCAACGACAACAACCGCAGAACCAACTGTAAAATGTATAAGATCTATCGATTTTGACCCCAATATTCATACCTTTATTGATGGACCTTTTGAATCAAGCTTGTGCAGTATACCCATAACAACTACTACAACTACAACTTCCGAACCAAATACAACCCAACCGCCAAATACAACAACAACATCCTCGCCACCCACAACTACTACTACTACTACTGGCACAACAGAATTTCCATTATATCCACCCCCTCCCGGCGGTCCCGGTCCCGGTGGTGGAGGTGGAGATCCTCCCGGTAGCGGCGGTGATGGCGGCGGTGATGGCGGCGGTGATGGCGGCGGTGATGGCGGTGGTGATGGCGGTGGTG